GCGGGTGGCAACTGGAGACCAGATCCATCGCCTGCTGAGTTAATCATTTCATTTAGATTAGGTTCAGTTCTTTCAGACATTCCTCGTCAACATCCTCGTTAAGTTTAAGTGGTAATCTATTTAGAAACAACATAAACGCCTTAATTTGACGCCAATGAGTTGCCTCAGTTTTGTAAAATAGCAACGGAGTTGCTGCTTCATCAAATACATTATACAACACAATCACATGATTTAAAATGAGATGTGTTTTTAGTTCACCCGTCGTCTCGTATCTCTTTAACAATCTTTTGATGTACTTAAATCTTTTTAAGTCTTCTTCAAAATCAGTATAAGTAACAGACGACGGGTTATTGTAATTTTGAATAGCAAAGAAGAGCCAGTTATCTGGCGTCAATTCAGCAATGTTCATTCAAATTATGAACCGAAGGTTAGTGTTGCGGCACCATCAGAGATGACTTCTTCTGTACCACCAGCGGAGGTAACCTTAACACGGAACTTAGTTCCGTCAAGAGTAGCGCCAGCAAGTCCACTGTAACCAAGAGTTGCAGTAGTGAAGTTAGCGTATGTGATACCTGTGTCAAGATTAGCAGTGATGTTAGTCCAACGCTTACCAGATGCAGTTTGACGCTGCCACTGATATGCGAGTGCTCCAGGTGTTCCTGTTGTTGTAGTGGTGAGGGTGTAAGTACCAGCACCAGAGGAAGATGTGGAGTTAGCAGGTTGTACAGTAATGGTTACTGCAGATGCTACATCTGCTGCGATGGTGTCATCACTCTGTGTCTCGTTAGAGTTGAGATCAGGGTTCTGAATGTTGATTAGTTGCTCTGCCTTATGGCGAGTATTACCATCAGCATCAGTGTACGTGAAATACGACCACCAACCAGGACCAGTGATACCACGGGATCTAGTTTCATTTAGTTGTGCCTCAGTCTTATCGACGAAGACAACAGTTTTTGCTTGCGACGACGCGGCAATGCCCACACCAGCTTTGGTTTTGTTTGCATTGCTGTCAGTTCTTCCGTAAAGGGACATTGACGTGTGCTCCGATAGTTATTATTATCTAAGATTTATTTATATCTCAGTCTTCTTCGCGCTTCTGGATTGCCTGTTCGACAACAGCGAGAAGTTTGTCATCCATATCGGTCTTAGTCAAAGCAACTGCCTTCTTTAGAATGACAATACAGATTTTAATTAGTTGTTCGCCAAGTTCCTCGTTCTCAGGAATTTTAGCAACGGCATCAGAAATAATCTTCGATGCAAGTGGGAGTAGAAATCCAAACATGATCTTACAGCATAGTGCAAGAACTATTTATTTCTCCCACTCATCCAAAATATCTGTCAACTTAGACATAAATTGTTTGAAAGTTAGCAGCGTGCCAGAACGATAGTCGCGGCGTGCTTTTTGAACACCACCTTCAAATGATTCTTTTTTAACTTTCTTTTCTGGTAGTCCCTTATGTTTAGTTGATGCAAAGTCTTTTACATCACCTTTCTTCATGCTGGAAGCAACTTTGGCAACCTCAGGCGACGACGCTCCCTCGCCCTTCTGAGCAGCTCTGACCATACCCATGAATTTTTGTTGCTTTTTGGACACTGCCTTTTCGGCAATGACGAGATCAGGATGTCTGGCATAGAGAGGACCTTGATAATTTCCAGCAAATACACTTTCGTTTGTTGGTTTTGTAGTCATACCCTTTTGTCCATCAGGGATAGAGGGCATGACTTCTACGTTACCACTCTTCTTTTTCTTTGCTTTACGTTCTTTGTCCTTACATCCACACTCCTCTCGGAACTGGTTAAAGGGTTTCATTTCTTTTTCTTTGTCATACCAATAATTTTGCTGACCTTCTTGCGTCTAGCAATTAGATACTTGTCAGACTTATCATGGTCACCGTCGTTATCGATGTCCTTATCTTCTTTTCCAACTGGATCTAGTTTTTTCTCAGTTAGTTCTTCTTCTTTTACACAGTTAGGAACTTCTTTACCACCCTTCTTTTTAGTTCCTTTTGCCTTGTAACCATCCCAGCAAGTAGAAGCACCAACATTATCGCGTGCTTGCTTCATTCCTTCTTCTAGTTCTTCACCGTCATGAACAATCTCATCACCTGCTTTAACACAGTTGTCTACAGTCTTACCACCTTTCTTTTTAGTACCAGCAAGTTTGTATCCCTTCCAACATGCCTTACCGTCTAGACCTTTCTTCTTCTCGATGACATAGGTTTGTCCATCAACCTCATACTCTTCGCGCTCTAGAACTTCTTCATTAGCAGCGAGTTGTGCCTTAGCAGATGGTTTCTTTGCTTCTTTCTTTTTGATAGAAGTCTGCTCAATTTCAGCACCATTAGACTGAGGATCCATACCATCAAATGGTGCTTCGCTTAGATGCAACTCAGGCATTTGAGTGTTCTGGAAGCAATCGCCACCCATCCACTTACCGTATTGTTCCATCAAACCAGACGAAAACTCATCCTGGTTTTTTACTTTATTAATTGGATCTGGTTTCTTCATCGTTCAAAAGGGAGGTTCTTCTCGTATTATTTATAGATCTAATGTTCTTTATCCACTCGCGTAACATATTTCCATCGTCAGTAATCATGATGACATAATTAGAACCTGCTCTATGGATATATCCTTTGTCTCCTGTGCGGGCAGACATGATAGCATCACCTTCTTTAAACAGTTCCTGTTGTCGCTGTTGCTGACGCAGTGCTTCTTCTCGTAGTTTCTTAAAATCCTTCATTTAAAATTATCTGGCAGTGCCGCTTTAATCTCATTCATTAGATTACGACAATCACGGTCATTCAATGTTCTTGGAATACCTTTTCTGAATGTATCAAAGTCACCAGCAAATGCTGCACGTCTCATCTTAGTTCCAGAAATGGCAAAGGTATCACCATCAGCGTCTCTACTTCCAGAAGATTTTATTTCAATCTTACGGAATGAAAACTCAGTTCCGTTGTATTTATGAAGGAATTGCATAGCAGAAACCCTGTCAGAACCTACAAGAAATACAACCTCATTATACCCTGCCAGCATAAGTTCTTGTAAAATAGCAACTGGTTGCTTAGGACCAGAAAAAATCTTACCTCTATGTTCAGGGAACATCTTGTTCATATAAAACAACTTACGATCTGGTGGCAATGGATTACTACCTTTCTTATCTACAGTCTGAGAAATGTAGATGCGATAGTCATGTTGACCTGCTGCAGATCTTACACCAGCAAAGTTATCTTTGTGTCCTGTAGTAGGTGGTTGAAACCTACCAAATGTAAAATAGCAAGTATTACAATTTAACGCCATTGCTTCTGTAGAGTGAAGTTGTTGTATGCAAACTCAAGACGGTTAACAAACTTGATCATGCTTCCATCTTTATGAAGAACATATCCTTCAGGAGTGGTGATCTTATATCCTTTCTCTGTCTGAACAAATGTTCTGAATTCTTCGAGATGATCTAGTTTATCTATAACCATTTGTTTTACTGCCTGTAGTTCCTTGTACAGTGCAAGCATTGCTTTGAACTTGGCATTGTTTTTCTCAACATACAATTGACTACCATACACAAGGTTTCTTTTCTTAGTCAGGTTTGCAACTGTCTTGATCTTTGCAAGTTCTTTATTTGTTTTCTCTTCATAGAAATTGAGCATGGCATACATTGCTTCATCAATGTTTCCAATAGAACGAGCATTCTTAATTTCATTGTTGAAGAACTGTTTTAAGTATGATGCAATATGAAACTTAGCATCTCCAGTAGTTCCTGTGTTAGTAACCAACTCATCTAAGAATGGACCACAAACCTGACACATGCGTTCGATCTTAGAAATGTATCTATCAAATGCACTCATCTCTGCACGAGAAAAACCAACACGATGCATTGGTGTATCATTCTCAACTACTAAAGCTTCATCAGATCCTTTTACCTTTGCACCTGCCCTTGCTTGCATGTCAGCAATTACATCACCAGTGTAATGTGTATGAAATACCACACCAATCTTTGCTTTAGCTGCTTTCTTTCCGATTGGATGGTCAACGGGTATACCGTAAGTAATTGTATTTGGTCTGAAGGTATACAGTTGCTCTCCATTAATACTCTCTCTCCTAATGTCAGATGTAAACAGAAGGTCACCCTGAACTACACCTTCTATATCAAGTTGTGAAAAATATTTCAGAGAAAACTTCAGTTTCTCTGCTAGATCTCCTTCGTACCAACCATTAATTTGTTCTTCACTGTAGCAAAGTTTAGGATCAGATTTATTGAATACAGATTTAGTACCAACAAAAAACATTCCTGTCTGAGGATCTGTGCCGCAAATAACAGAAGGAGCACCATCCCATTTTGTTTGCATAAAACCAGCACTTTCCTGATGACCTAGCATCTTGCGAAGTTCTTTCAAAAAAGACACAGCAGCTTTACAACCCTCAACTCCATAGTTGAGCATTTCATCTTCCAGATGTTCTAAGTGCTTGAGTTGTTTAATGTTTGCCATTACTTTTTGTAGTAATCTCCATTGGTGTGAGTAGGGTAGACACCACCCTGCTTGTTCCTGATGTTGAACTTGAACTCATATGACTGAGTTTCAAAGAGGATGTCAATACGCTTGCCTTTACCGCCTGCGCCACCGTAGTTGATTTCTACTGAGTTACCGACCAGTTTAGCAGCTTTGTTCATGTAGTTCTGATCAATTTCATAAAACTTCAAATCAGTTCCAGTGTAGTGGCACATCCAATACCCATACCCAACACCACTCTTGATCAGGTTTTCCAACGCTTGTTTGCCAGATGCAGACAAGGTTCTATTTTCAATGTGTGTTTCTACTGTAGGACCACTGGTAGTACCATAGTTAGCAAATACATCTAGAAACTTCTGACTGTCTATACCAAACATATCTAGATATTTTTGACCGTCATCAGGGATCTCACCGTTCCTTAGTTTTGCTTCTGGGAACAATGCTAATTTATCTTTACCACTACTACGAACACCACAGTTAAAGAATGATAGCGTGCTACCAAACTTAACTGACAGGTACACTGGTTTTCCACCAATCTTCAATGTAATATCTGTAAGAGTTGAACCAATATTATTGGTGGTAGCACCACCTGCAGAGATAATAATATTGTTTGCTTTCTTTACTAGAGGACGTTTCTGATTTTTACCACCCTCACCAATTGCTTCAGTTGGAGCTTCACCATATGCTTCAGTAAGAGCGCCAACAATTTGATCTACATGTGCTTTATATTTTTTGACTGGTTGACCAGCACAGTAATCTATTAACGCCTGGGTAAGATCATCCTCATACTGATTACCCATGTTGACTTTCTTGCCACCTTTCTGTTGTCCACCAAACTCATGTGTCTTTGTGAAGTCATTAAGATCTAAGTATATGTCTGTGCTTGATATCTTTCTCGGTACATTTTTACCAGCAGGAAAATTACAAGTGAATTCAATATTGTTTTGTCCACGAAGACCTTGCCTGCATACCATGTCAAATAACATCTTTGCAGAATTTTCTTTGCTAGAGTTTCCTTTGATGGAAGCAAAGTCTTGAAATTTTGAGGTGGTATATTTTTTAGCAGCATTTTTTGTGGTAACAGTAAACCCTGCTACCTCCACAATACCAATGTCGGTTGCAAAACGGTTCTCTTTTCCATTGCGACCCATTGCTTTATCAAAGAAAGTATCCATACGATCAAGATACCTTGCATTGTTTCTGAAAAAGTCTCCTGCTTTCATATGAAAAAACCTCCCGTCTAAGTATTTAGAGGGAGGTTGCTATTATTCTTTTGGTGCTTGGGATGGGATCATGGGATCACGAGATCGGTTCTTGATTACGATGAAGGCATCTTTATTATACTTGCGGGTGCCTTTAACAGGTGCCCACTTTGTGCCTGCACCGTCAATCATATAGACAGAAGTACCGCCAATCTCAATATGAATATCATCATTAGGTTGCCAACCTAATTTAGAAATAGTTTCCCAAAGGTCTTCTTGTGTAAATTGCATCAGTGATCAGAAAAATGTTTTTCAAGGACTTCAATACGTTCCTCTTCATGTGCAATGATATCAAGTTGTTCTTGAATTGCACCGAGGACATCAGGGTGTTCACCAATACCTACAGGATTGTGTAGATATACTTCGATGTTAACTTTTGCTTTGCTAATATTGCCAAGGGCATTATTTTTCAAAGCAATAATGGTTTTTTCTCTTAGATTACAAGACATAGTTTTTTATCGGTCCCCCTTTTTACGGTTCTCTGAAAAGTATATATCAAAGGAACCGTCAGGATAACGCTTCTCAAGTTTCTTTACGTTGGTTGCAATGACATCATCAAAGCTGATACCCAATGCCATTGTTGCTTGAGCGACATACCATAGCAGATCACCCAACTCAATAATAAGATGCTCACGGTTGTCCTCGTTCCAGGGTTTTCCTTGGAATACCATTTTCTTAATGATCTCAAGAAACTCACCACCCTCAGCATTAATTCCAACCCCAGCAGTAAGAAGTCTCTCAATATTGGCACCTTCTCGGTCAAGCTCACCAATACGATCAGCAAAGTCAACAAAATTCGTACTAGCATTACTGGTAACAGCAGCAACAAATTCTTCGTAACGTTTAAAGTCAATAGTCATACGTTCCATTCAGCAAATTTAGATAGTCGGTTTTGTGTTTCAGAGAATTGGGAGAATTGTTCTCCTGGGTCTTCTTCTTCGATGCCAATAACGGAGGCATCATCCGCTACATCATACAGCTTCATCTTCGATCTGTCAATTCCCACCATGAATTTTCGTGAGGTAACGAGGTCTGAGTATCTGTTTTTAAGTTGTTTGACC